CAAAGGAAATTAAAAGGAGTATATCTAATGTATCATCCATTAGAGGTTAAGGATTTGAAGGATCAATTAGAAAATAAAAATAATTTACTTCACAAACATATTAAATTATTAAAGGAACTCTTAGAAGAAAGGGAGGATACTATTAAAAAACTAAGGGAAGAACTTGGTAGATCCCCTAAAACAAAATGGGCAGAGAATGATGTCAAAAAATCTGTGGAATAAAGAGAGGCAACAGATATATCGTACTCTCTTGAAAGAATACAAGGAAGAAGGATACGATCATGCTGAAGCTATTACTTTAGCAAAGAAAGAAGTAGACGAGGTTATGTCTACTAGGACAGAGTTAGTAGATCATATATGGGATGAGACTTATGAAGAATAAAAGATGGGAATTAGTCCTTGAAAAAGATATGGGTATTGTTACTATAGATACTTTTGATAGTAAGAAACTAGCCGAAGAAGAAAGAGAAAATAGAAATAGACTATGTATTGCAATGGGGTATACACCCGATGTTAAATACATAGTTCGACAGACTAATTAAAACCCTATAGAGGGAGTACTTACGTACTCTATAGGGTTTTTATTATATAGGAGATGTGAATGTCAGTAGCCTACGTTAAAGGAAGTTGTGACCATTGTGGTTCTAGTGATGCTAACACCACATATGAGGACGGTCACTCATTTTGTTACAGTTGTAAAAAATATGTTCATGGAGATAAAGATATGGAAGCACAGAAAGTTATACCAATGACAAACAATGCAAGCAGTACCCTCAAGACTGAGGGGATAGTGGATGCTATCAGTGAGAGAAGAATATCTAAAGAGACAGCAAGAGTTTATAATACACAGATAAAGAAGAACGGTAGCATGGCTACCCACCACATCTACCAGTATTTTGACAGGAATGGTTCACACATTGCTAATAAAGTACGTGAAGTACAAGGTAAAAAGTTTTGGTCTGAAGGTAATCTCTCTGGCTCTGGATTGTTTGGTGAAAATATATTTGGTAAGTCTGGTAAATTTGTCACAGTATGTGAAGGTGAGATAGATGCTATGTCTGCTTATGAATTGCTTGGTAGTAAGTGGCCTGTTGTCTCCATCAAGAATGGAGCAGCATCAGCCTTACAGAACTGCCGTGATTCCTTTGACTACCTTAATAAGTTTGACAAGGTTGTACTATGTTTTGACAATGACACACCCGGCAAAGAAGCATCTCTGCAAGTAGCAGAATTGTTTGAGCCTAACAAATGTTTGATCATGAACATGGAACTCAAGGATGCTAACGAGTATCTCAAGACAAACCAACGTGAGAAGTTCAGTAGTACATGGTGGAACTCAAAGCCTTTTACACCAGCAGGGATCAGGAACTTAGCTGATCTTGGTGACACACTTTACGATGAGAAGTATTGTGAGACAGTACTGTACCCTTGGATTGGTCTTAATGATAAGACCTATGGTATACGTACTGGTGAGCTAGTAACCTTTACTAGTGGGGCAGGGATGGGCAAGTCAAGTATTATCAGAGAACTTATGCACCACATCATGAGCAACACCAAGGATAATATCGGTGTACTGGCTATGGAAGAAAGCATCAGGAATACTGCCTTCAATCTTATGTCAGTCGAAGCTAACCAAAGATTGTATATCAAGGAGATCAGAGATCAGTTCAGTATGGAACAGCTACGAGAATGGCAGGATAAGACCATTGGTACTGGTAGGTTCTTTGCGTTTGATCACTTCGGTTCTATCTCTAATGATGAAATACTTTCAAGAGTACGCTTCATGGCTAAAGCTCTAGGTTGTAAGTGGATTATGTTAGATCACCTATCTATACTGGTGTCAGGTCAGGAGGATAACGGTGATGAACGTAAGTCTATTGACATACTGATGACCAAGCTACGTTCCCTTGTAGAAGAAACAAACATAGGTCTGTTACTTGTCAGCCACCTACGTAGGCCAGCAGGTGACAGAGGACATGAGGATGGTAGAGAAGTATCCCTGTCCCACCTTAGAGGGTCAGCATCTATTGCTCACCTATCTGATAGTGTTGTAGCATTGGAACGTAATCAGCAAGCTGATGATCCTACTGAAGCTAACACAACTACCATACGTGTGCTTAAGAATAGATATACTGGTGATACTGGTGTAGCTTGTCGCTTGCATTATGATAAAGAAAGTGGTAGAATGACTGAGATCAATAACCCATTCATGGAGAATGATGAAGATGACAACGGCAATAGTTGATATAGAAACAGACAGTCTTGATGCAACTCAGATACATTGTATCGTAGCTCGTAGCTATTCTGATGGTAAAGAAAAGGTATGGGTAGGTGATGAGTGTAAAGAGTTTGCACCTTGGTCAAAGATGATAGATAAATTTATCATGCATAATGGAGTCAGCTTTGATGCTCCAATACTTAACCGTCTAACAGGATCAAGTATCAAGCCATCACAAGTAAGAGATACTCTGATAGAGTCACAGTTATATAACCCTATCAGAGATGGTGGTCATTCCCTAGCTTCATGGGGTGAGAGGTTGAAGTTTCCTAAAGGTGACTTCACTGACTTTGGTATGTATACACCTGAGATGTTAGAGTATTGCCGACAGGATGTACGACTAACCCATAAGGTAGCTAAAGAATTAGAAGAAGAAGGAAAGAAGTTCTCTTCTAAGAGCTATGACCTTGAGCTTAAGGTTAGGGCTATAGTAGATCAGCAAGAGAAGAATGGATTTGCATTTAACTTACGTGAAGCTATGTCTTTTCTTGCTACACTAGAAGAAGAACAACATGACCTTGAGAACCAAGCACAAGAAAAGTTTAAGCCAAGAGAAGTACAGCTTAAGACTAAGGTAAAGTATATACCTTTCAACATAGCTAGTCGTAAGCAGATAGCTGAGAGACTAGAAGAACTAGGTTGGAAACCTAAAAAGAAAACAGACAAAGGTAATGTTATTGTATCAGAAGAAATACTTGACACAATTAATATGCCAGAAGCTAAGATGTTTAGTAGATACTTTCTACTACAGAAACGTACAGGCTTGATCAAAGCATGGATAGAAGCTTGTCAAGATGATGACAAAGTACGTGGTAGAGTTATGACATTACGTACCATCACTGGACGCATGGCTCACAACTCTCCCAACATGGCTCAAGTGCCAGCAGTTTACTCACCCTATGGCAAGGAGTGTCGTTCTCTTTGGACTGTATCTAATCCAGATACTCATGTCTTGATTGGCACTGATGCGTCTGGACTAGAGTTACGTTGTCTTGCTCATTACATGGATGATCCAGACTTCACCAATGAAGTTCTTAATGGTGATGTACATACAGCTAACATGAAAGCTGCTGGTCTCACAGACCGTGATCAAGCTAAGACATTCATCTATGCTTTTCTCTATGGTGCTGGTCCAGCTAAGATAGGTAAGGTGGTTGGTGGTTCTGCTAAAGCAGGACAACAACTGATCACTAAGTTCTTAACCAATATGCCAAAGCTTAAAGAGCTAAGAGAGAATGTTGTTGAAGCTTCCCAAGTAGGAACTATAGAAGCTCTTGATGGTAGGCTCTTACATATCAGAGCAGACTATGCATCTTTAAATACTTTACTACAAGGTGCAGGTGCTATCATCTGTAAGCAATGGCTTGTACATATTACAGAACGTATACATAAATCAGGTGTTGATGCTAAGTTAGTTGCATCTATACACGATGAGTATCAGTTTGAAGTAGCAAAGAAAGATGCTAATAAGTTTGGACAGATAACTAAAGATGCTATGAAAGAAACAGAGAAGACATTGGATGTTAAGTGTCCTCTTGACTGTGACTTTAAAATTGGAACCACATGGATGGAGACACACTAATGTCTGATCAATTAGATTTATTTAGAGAAGAAAAGAATAAGACTAAGTTATCTGATAGTGTAGAGTGTAGAGAATGTAAAAAACTTAAGCCTCTAACAGTAGAGTATTTCCCTGTTGAAAGGTGGAATAAAAACGGTGACTACACACTAAGTAAACTCTGTCAAGAATGTGAAAAGAAACAGTCTTTAATAATTAGAAAGTTAAGAAAAGAAAATATACATAAACTTACAGAGGACTACAGATGCCCCTTGTGCTTAAGAAACAAAGAGGAAGTTAATCACGCACACACTTGGGCTTTAGACCATGACCATGATACTGGAAAGTTCAGAGGGTGGTTATGTAACAGATGTAATGTTGGACTACGTACTGTTGAAATAACAGAGCGTACCCTAAAGTATTTGAAAGGTGAGTTAATAGATAATAAGTAGTGTAGTACTTACGTAACTACTTATTATCTTATTATAGAGGAGAATGGATGGCACATAACAATCGTAAATTTGATAAACAATCCTACATGGCTAACGATGAGAGAGCTAAGAAAGCAATCGTAAGTTATCTTGTAGCTAATAAGTTCACAGACATTGAAGCTAAAGAAGATTACTACTTTGATGTATCAGCTAAGAAAGATAAGAATTATTTTTTTGAAGTTGAGGTGAAGAACCAATGGGGTTCCAGTTGGAATCCTTCTTGGAAAGAAGTTCGTATACCAGAAAGAAAAAGGAGATTGATCGACAAAAAAAATAAGGAATACCCTGACCATGATTTATATTTTGTGGTCTTCAATACTGATTGTAGTCAAGCTTGGTTTATTAAAGATGACACAGTTAGTAGCTCAACTGTAGGGACAATACAAAACTCTAGGAGAGTTGGTGAACCGCATCTTAAGGAACCCTTCTTTCATATACCTACAGAACAAGCAAAATTAATTAAAAATATAGCTTGACATATACATCGATATGTGTTACGCTACTACACAATCAAAAAGGAATAAGCCTTGATGGTTGTATTACATGTCACAATAGAGTGACGATAGAAAAAGGAAATAGAAATGAACGATCCAATATATATTACAGGTAAATGCCACTATGCTTCAATCACTGAGCCTAATACTAAGTTTGAGCCAGTATGGTCAATACAGATTGAAGTTGATGATAACAACCGTTCAGTAATTGAAAGTGCTGGACTAACAATTTCCAACAAAGGTGATGATCGTGGAGACTTTGTTACTATCAAGCGTAAAGTAACACGTAAAGATGGTACTCAACGGCAAGGTCCAATGGTAAAAGATTCCCAGAATAATAATTGGGATGGTAAGTTAATTGCCAATGGTAGTTTGGTTAATGTTAAAGCCGTACCGTTTGAGTGGAACTATGCAGGTAAGTCAGGAGTATCTGCTGACCTAGCTGCTGTACAAGTAGTAGACTTTATTGAGTATACTTCTGGTGCAAGTAATGACTTTGATGTAGTTGAAGGAGGTTATGTAACTGAAACTGCTTCGGAAGAAATTCCTTTTGCATCTTAATTTTTAACGTAGTGTATGGGAGACTTGGGGTGGAGTTTGGTTTGGTTTTCTCCACCCCATTTTTTATAACATGAAACAAATTGAAACATTAGTTGAAGATATATATGATTTGTTTTCTCTTGATCCCATTAAGATGGATGAAAAGGAAGTAGACAAACATATAGATACCTTCGGTGAGATGCTTAAGGTACA